TGGCAAGATGGAAAGCATCCAGAATCTACAAACAAAAACCCCGCTAGTGGGATTCTAGCGGGGTCTGGAAGCAAGTTAGTTAGCACCGAGTGTCAAACTCAGTCCGAGAGAAACGTAGCGCAATCGAGCGCGGTGTCAATCACTCTTTCCAAAGTTTGATTTTCAGCTTTTTAGCAAGACCGACGACAGCATCAATCTCATCCTCATCAGTAAAGTTGTGCTGTGTCTCGCTTTTGTAGGCAACCCACCTGTTGTCTCTAGTTTTCAGCGTGTGGATGTTTTTGGTTTTCATCCATTTCAAGCGGGGTGATTCTTCTTCTGGCAATTCTGGGAATAGATTCATAGGATCTCAGTTTTAAGCCTCGCCACCTCCACTCCTCGGAGCGTTTTTATCAGGCAATGTTTAACATTTGCCATGTCCGACAGCACGACAGATAAATACTGCATGTCTGCCTCATCGTTGAAGAAATAAAGCGTGGTGATCGACTTGAATCCAGCTTTATCAGCTTCTTCTGGGGTATATGTTGGTGGTTGCTTCATGTAATTAAGTTGCGTTATTGGGCGGGTGTATGCAAGATTATTTTTTCACTCTGGGCTATCTACCCGACTTCTGAAGTATCGGGTGTTGTAGCTGCTTCCTGGCTTCGACTCACGGCACTCTACTCCTGCCATGAGACTATTCCCATATTCAGCATCCACCTTCTCCTTGGAGAGCCAAAGCTCCTTCGTGCGAAAGCGTGGGCAAGCAACTAGATATTTTCTCTCATCAGGATTCCACCCGATGATTTCCTTATCGTAGTATTGTGTGCCAATTTCTAGCGGCGTGTCGTCGAAGATGCTCATCAGAATGGCGGTGTATCGTTCTCAGTTGTTCCAGTGTAACCCAACTTTGGCTCGTAGAATGCGATCCAACCGCTCCAGTCGGGCGATACAGGCACTCCTTCCAGCTTTAGGGTGAGTTTACCCTCATCGCTCTCAAAAACCGCTCCTACGGTCAAATATCGCTTTTTCTCTATTCCGTCTTTCGTGTATTTGCCCACGGTGGCAACTGCATCATATTTTTTCTTCATAATATAAAGCGCGTGAGTGAGATGCGCGCCCCCTCTTTTTGGTTTATAGGTAAGCGGGTTTCTCGATAGTAGTGATTCCCTCATGCTGGCGCGGCCATACGCCTACAGCTACGCAGGATTGCCATTTGGCAAGTGCGTTCATGTAGCCTACACGCCCCGCCTCGATCAACTCAGGCGAGACTTCCACCCATGCTGACTCATGCGGTGCATCCACCTCGATAAAGCATATCACAAAGCGTGTGCGCTTCTCTTCTGTGGCAGCGTTCCACAGGTCGAGATAGAGTGCCGCTTGCCAGTGGTAGCCTCGGTCGATGATAGTATTGGTAATGTTCCGAAGACTCCCGATTTTCGCGGTAGTTTTCAAATCCACAAGCAAATCAAGATTGTCAGGCACGAGATCAATCATGCCCTTGATTTCTGTTGCGCCGATAGTGGCAAAAACTGCCACCTCGGATTTGTAGCTACCTGCAAAGCGTTGTGCATAGTCTTCGGAAAAGACCGCTTCACACCCACTAGCTGCTCTGATATCGCTATCTGTGGCAATCATCTTACCCATAGCTCTCGCATCATCTCTCCACTCCTGCGCTGCTTTAGTGCGAAAGTCGGAGAATGGCGATACTGCGGCGATTTCATCTAGCGGGATGTTTGGCTCTAGGATTGCCGCATGAATCAGCGTTCCTAAATCCATCGCGCGGGTTGACTCCTTGCCGTTGCTGTGTCTCCATTTGTAGGGGGATTGATTGAAATCCCATAGTAGTGACTTGCTGACAGGTGCTGACAGGTTCGTCGGTGATGCGGAGCGTGAGTAGTAAGCTCTGCCTAGATTGTATTCAATTTGTGCGTTTTTCATTCAGTTACCTCCTTATATTCGTGGATTGATGATGTGGTAGTTCATTGTTCTTCGATGAATTTTTTAATGGTTGTTTTATATCCAGTGTGGAACATTGGCTCTATGCTTGCTTGCAATACTTGCCCAGTGATATAGCTTACCTCTGCAAATATTACCATCGGCTCTGGTTTGATGCGATAGTCATGACGTGCAAAATTCCAGAGTGGTTTAGCATATAATTCAGTCCATATTTCAGCACTGTGGTCTTTATATTCTACCTTGCCTCCATTCTTGTGATGCGTAATCACCGCAATCATTTCTTCGTGTGTCATCATGCCTCACCTCCTTTCGCTGCGGCTTTAGATTTGATTGCGAACGCTTTGTCAATGCTGGCGATTTTGTCAGTGGTCAACTGTGCTACGGATGTGACCCCGTAGTGTTTCAGAAATGCGGGTTCGTCGATAGCAAGAGCTTCGATGTTCTCGCGAATTCTGGCGGCTTCACCGCTGGAGATTAGCGGATAGACTGCGGGACGATTATGCGCGGCTGATTGCCCGTCATCGTCCTCCTGTGCTACCCCACAGACTGCCGCGAGGCTGTAGCGTCGAAGATAGGTCGTTGCCGCTCCTACGCCCTGCCCGTCCATTTTAGCTGGGACACAGGACATAGTGCCGAAGATATACCCTCCGCCGCTGTGGGCGATTGTGGTGGTAACGTGACAGATTGCGCCGTCAAACGATGGCGATTGAATCACTGATAGTCCATTTGCTGCCAATACTGGGCGAACGGTGTTTAAGACCTCGGCTAGATCCGCATATTTCGACTTGAAATGTGGATTTAGCGAGCCTTTTGTGGCGTTTTCTACTTCACCTTGCATCTTGGCGAGCGCGGTGAATAATTCAGGTGTGCTGTGTTCTAATTGCATTGTATTTTGGTGTTGTGATAGTGCGGAATTTCCCGCACAAGAGTTTTTTAGTGGTTTGTTTCAGTTTGTTCAAGTATAATCTGTGAATATCTTTGCAGTATCTTATGCATTCGTTCCTTTGACTTCTCGCAATAGTGTAAGCGTTCATAGGTCTTTTTCCGTGCGTAAAATGCTGCGGTGTGATGGGTTCGGTTTACGATTTCGGCTGAGTCCTGGAGCGAGTGTGCCTCACTCCATAACGTCATCACGATTTGCCTAGCGAGAGCCTCGGAGAACCGTTTGCGCTTGCCAGTGATAGCCTCGGGAGTCACCCCGAGGACATCAGCCACGGATTGGATTAACGCGCTTTTGTTGTCGATCAGCATGAGAAAAGGGAGACTAGTTGCTTGCGTAGGTTGTCCGAAATGATCATAGTGGAGTCTGTTGCGCTTGCCCATCGGTCGACGTGCATTTCTGAGCAGGTTAACACCCAATTCACGCGATCATTTGCGGGGGGGATGATTCTAAAGTAAGTGCCGACTAGTTTTTTAGTCTGCACGTCTTTTGTTTTGCTGTCGGTGATGATGACGAGGGGATCTTCTGTTTTTTGGTATAGTATCATATATTTTGAGTTGGCTCTTGCCAGACCCTTTCGGGTTTCGCCTATTGCCTAGGCTCATCAGTGGCTTACTTCTCTCCACCACTTGCCAGCAATTTGCTTTTGCTGGTGTATGGCTTGCGTTTTGAGAGCGAGTTGGCTTTCCACATTCTTCGCATCTCCTCAAAATCTTCTTGCGGAGTACTTGGAATTAATCCCTTTATCGTTAGTGTATTACCCGTAATTGGGCAGTGAGTAGTGGTGATTTCTGTTTTCATGTTTCTTGTGTTGTGTTGAGTATTAAAGAGCCGTTACCACCACCACAAGGGCAGCGCAGAGCAAGGCTCCGAACGTTACGGCGGCGGCATAGTAAAGGGCGCGTGATAGTGCTATGGCAGCGGATTTGATAGGGTTGCGCTGTGGAATAGGACGGCGGATTAGTGAGCAGGTTGGATTCATAGCGTTACGAGGATTTGAGCTTCTTTTTTTGCAATTTGCTTTTGTAGGTTTTCGATGTGCAATTTACGGAGGAAATGCAGAGACTCCCCCTTGTTGTTGCCGTGGATGAAAGCAATTGCGCGATTGCGATCTTTCTGGTCAATGGTGAATGTTCCGAGAAAAGGAACGCCAAGAACGTGCTGCTTGCCGTTGTCAATTGACTTTGAGTGGATTGTAATTTTCATTTTTTTCTTGTGTTGTGTTGTGTTGCGGCTGTTTGCTCCGCCCTATGCCCTCTCTGTGACGAGAGGACAACGGGCGAGGCAATCACTCAAAAGCTGGAGACAATCACTCCACCGTCAAACTCGATCAGCGAGCCGTGATCTTGGATATACTCACGGATTGCTTCCTCAATTTCTTCCTCGTCGTTGGTGACCGTCACCCCGTCCATGTCCAAGTCGAGACCGAGCGCACTAGCGGCTTGAGCCTCATCGGCAAAGTAATCACTTGCCCACTCTTGCAGCGATGTATATTCGGAGAAGTCGCAGCGAATAGCGACAACATCGAGCTCTAGCTCTTCTCCTGTTGATTCTTCGTATTCTTCCAAGTGTTCAGCGAGGGCGAAAGCTCCAGCGCGTGACCAAGCGGCGTGGGAGTCTGCGAGTAATTCATTTGCGATGTCGTATGTGTTCAGTGTCTTTTTCATATTCAAGTTGTAGTTGTAGTTGTATTGGCGTTTGCCAGACCCTTGCGGGTTTCGTCCTGTGCCAAGGACTCATCAGTGGCTTGTTATTCTTGCTCAGGGACGGCGCAGGTCTTGCCTGTCACGGTGTCGTAAATCATCGGGCGGCGGTTGTGTTGTAAAGCGGATGCATAGGCTAGGTCTTGCAATCTGTCAGCTGTTGCAACAACGCATTCCATGTCGTCCAGTAGCTCGTAGCGTGGCTTGGCGGGTATCCCTATGATAGCAATGGCATGTCCGCTTTCAATCTTGCCTGTAACGTGTTTTCTAAGTGTCTGTAATGGTGTCATATTCAAGTTGTAGTTAGTTTTTTATTTGTTGCTTGCGTTGATTGCGTCACACTCGCTCTGGAGGTTGTAGGTCTGAAACACCCATCCCGCGCCGTATTTCTTGCCCCGATATTTCACCGCACCAAGCTTGCGGGCGATAGTCTCTGGAGCGAGAAAGATAGGGAGGTAATAACGGGGATTGCCGTTGTAGTCGCTGGCAATACGGGTGAAGTTGTCTTTAGTTAGTTGTGCTGTGGTTGTGTTCATGTTCAAGGGTAGTTGGTTGTTGGTTGTTGGTTGTTGTTTGTTGGAAATTATGCAAGGCAAAGCTCGAAGCCAATCAATTTGTTGGCAGCGGCGGCAGTGAGTAGGACAAAGCGTCCACGAGATACCAGCGGCAGTGTTCCTCGTTCTTTGTAGACGGGTCTAGCATAATATACTCCTTGCGAGTGGCAAAGAGTGTAAAGCGTTCTACCCTTGGCGAGAAATGTTTTTCCATCATTTACAGCTGCCGCAATTTCAGCAGGCTCGAATTCAATGCCAGCAAGTTTAAGTGTGTTCATATTCAAGTATGTTTTGTGTTGTGTGTGCCGCTGTGTTCATCGCGGCGGGGCAAACTTAACAAATCCCGCGGCATTGTCTACAACATTTTAACAATTATTTTCACTTTTCTTGTTTTATGTTGATTCTCAATGGTTTATTGCATGAGATTTTTTCAGCATTGCCAGCAATAATCGGGGAAAACGAAGCGCAAAGCGTAAATTTAAGGGATGATCGACAGAGAATCAAGAGAGGAAAGCAAGAGAGAATCGAGGGAGGAATCAGCGAGGGAAAGTATTGAGGGAAAGTATCTCAGAAACCTATTCACTCACTCTATAAAATATCATCAACAACCGCTCATTACCTGGCAAGCATAAGACATGATTCGAAACATTAGCAACTAGCCTTTGATGTACTGATTATAATCACCAATCCTAAAACATGTCAAGCAAATAATTTTCTCGTTAGATTCCGCTCGGTGTTCCTGCGATGCCTGGATGGCGTGCCAGCTATTTAAACGAGTGTTTTATTGGAGTGCTGTGGCAATGCAAGCGGGCGATTTAAACGAGTGTTTAAGTATGGCGGCCGACATGTTGAGCGAGTGTTTCATACGGACGTTTCGGATGTGCTGTGCTGGAGCTGTGCTGCTGTGCCAGCTCAAGCGGGCGATTGATACAAGCGTTTGATTTGCTAGGTGTGCGGGTGAGTAGTGTTCGGATGAGTAATGTTCAGGTGGGCAGTGTTTGCATGAGTAGTGTTCGGATGAACGGGGGGAGGGGGTCGCGGGCGCGGTGGCTGCGGGTATAGCTATTGATTCCCCACCCTCCGAAAAAATGCTTAAAGTGCGAACCCTCCGAAAAAATGCCTAAATGGCTACTTGACAAATCCTCACAAAATGATAAAACACGCGCATGAGCAGCCCTATTAGCTACGATTTACAAGGACAAGGTGGAGGCAAATATATCAACTCTTCATCTGGTGTTGTTGCTGGCGATTTCCGTTGGATTCAAGTTATTACAGACACAGTGTTTAGCGATATTGGATCTGCTAACATCTTATCAATAGAAGACATTGTTGGTGTTACTGTCCCTGCTGGTATTGGAATTGGTGGTAAATTTTCTGCGGTTGCACTTACTAGTGGCTCTGTAATTGCCTATTACGCCTAATGAGTCAGTTTGCACAGAGTGGCAGTGCGATGGACGAAGCCCAATCCTCAGATGGGGATGGTGGGTTTCTTAGTGTGAATCAGCGATTGCAGTTGAACCAGCTAGAAGTTGGTGAGGTGCGTGAGTCGTTGAATGGCAGGATGGAAGGATATTGGAAACCACGCAGAGGCATCCTAGCTAGGACAGGATCGTTAACGAGTGGAGGCAGTCCGTTACAGTTGCCGTTCTTTCTGATTGATTCAGCTAAAAGCATCACTGCCGCTAGTGTAACTGCTGGTGTGGTTACGATTACGATTACAGGTCACGGGTTGACTGGCACGGCACTAGGAAGGATTACTGGACTTGTCGGCAATGTTGAGATGAACGGTGACTTTACGTTGACCGTAGCTAGTGTTGATACGCTGACGTATTCCGTAGCTGGATTAACATCCATCAGCGACCAGACTGGCACATTGTCCACAACTCCGATTAACGATGCTGCTAACGTCAACGTCCGAGCATCTTGCTTGTTTAGTGATCCAAACACGGGCAATTCAGAAAGCATCGTGCTGGCATTGGATACGAAAGCAATCTTGGTGGATCTAGATGGCTACACTACGCAGGATATTGAGTATCCAGAAGGTCAGTCCTTAACCGAGGATACAGAAATGATACAAGCGTTTGATCGCGTGTTTTTGTTCCGTGATGGATTCCAAGCATTTGAGTGGTTCCCTAATGGTCGGCAGATTGAAAGCGCAAGTCAAGCTGGAACGACTACTGTGACAATGCGTGTGAAAGACCACGGATTAACTGTCGGTGATAGCATCGTAGTCAGTGGTCTTACTGGTGGCACTCCTGCCAATGGCCCGTTTACCGTGTTAGCGGTGACAGACAAAGATGTCTTTACCTATACCTTTACAACCTCGCAGACGGTGACATTTGGTGTTACTGCTGGTGTGTTGAAAGCTGGATTCACGCTTGTGCCAGGAGGCACTTATACGCAACCACAAATCTTTACCACAGTTGGGAATGACGGCTCTGTATCTGGAGGTGTTGTCAGCTTAACAGTCACAGGCAATACGACGATTGTCGCTGGAGATACTATTGTTATCTACGAGACTACTGTTCCTGAGTTCAGTGCCATCTCTGGCAAATCCTTTGAGGTGCTTAGTGCAACTACCACAAACATTTCTTTTATTGCTCCAGTTAGCGATTTAGCTACCCTTGGTGGTGGATTGCAAGTTGAGTTTGGGGGCAGGTTTAGTGTAGGTGTCGGGTTTATCCATCAACCAGCTCCGCCATGGGGAGTTTACTTTCAACGTAGATTGTGGGTTCCGTTCTACTATCAGCCTGCTGGAACATTTAGTTCTCCTACCTATACCAATCGAAACATCACAGATGAGATTGCTGTATCGGATATTTTAGATAGCCATACGTTTGATCAGATTGCCAATCAGTTCCGAATTACTGGTGGTACAGCAGATTACGTTGTGGCAATGCAAGGGTTTTACGATGACAAGCTAGTTGTCCTTAATCGCAATAGCTTGCACCTTATTAGCGGCACTACTGGGAGCTTAAATGACACCCGTGTGACTGCGCTGACTACTGAAGTCGGGTGCTTAGCTAAGAAAAGCGTTGTCATGAAAGGCAATGCTATGTTTTTCCTTTCGGATGAAGGTGTGTATGCTGTTGAGTTCTTAAATGACTACAACCTTCGCGGTGCAGATGAGCCTATTTCTAAGAACAT